CACTGCTGACGCTAATACCCGTTCCTGCAATATTGGACAACACGCCCGTATTTGCGACCGTAATGGCGCCCACGCCGTTGGTGACGCCGATACCGGCGCCCGGTGTCAATGGGTTGAGCGTATAGCCGGTGCCATTACCGATCAGCAGCTGCCCATTGGTTGGTATTGTGGTCAGACCGGTGCCGCCAGAGGTGACCGGAAGCGCAGAGCCAAGAGTTGCGGTGATGAATTGAGGGTTCATCAACCACATCAACCATTCCTGATTCGGCCTTCCTGTGGTTGCGTTCAGGAATTCCGAATAAGGAATATTGATGTTGGAATTAGGCGCTGTCGCCATTAATTCTCACCAACAGATGATTTGAGATTTGCCGAAACAATCACCGCTTTGACCGGCGCACTGATAGCAACCTCAAAAATCCTATCCCGAGCAAAACCTAGCCGGCGCCAGATAGCTCTATTGGTATATCGGCCGATTCTGCCAATGCTGGCCCAGTGCTCGTTTGACCAGGTGCTGCCACCGTCATTGGACCAGCGCAGCATGGCCTGCGGATCGTAACCAGGTGTGGCTTCATAGGCTTCCGTTTCCAGCGCATAACCGTTGTAATCCTCGGCGGGCTGCACTTGGGTCACCAGCGAAGCGTTGCTGTCACCGGCCTCGGTAACTAACTGGTCACCGGCTTGCGTGGTCAAATAGCCTTGCACAAACTCGGCCACAATCACGTTATTGGATTCAGTGGCTAAATCTTCACCATCATAGCCAGGATACCCATTTAAGCCCACCCCTGGCTGAAACTGGATCTGCAGCTCGTCAAAATATTCCCGTTGGAAGTCGGCCACAAGATGCGGCGCTCGACGTAGCCTGCGGATTGTTGCCCCATCTTCAGTATAAACATCGTTTTCAATGCTGTACAGCTTGCCGTTTTCGTAATCTCCAACAATGTACATATTGTTAAAAAATGCACCACAATTTGACCGATGCCGGTTATAAACGCCGTCAGCAAATGACAGCCATTTGTGCCAGCTTTTAGTGGATAAGTCATATACCCAAGTCAGGTTAATGGTTGGAAATGTCACAACGTACATTTCATGGCCTTCAATCTGATAGCTGTAAGCGATTGCATCTCCGGTATATTGGTCAATCAGAGTTTGCTCAACCGCATGGGTAGAAATTCGGACCCATGTGTAGCCCTGCATCATTTCAATCGTGCCATCGCCTCGATTGTCTCTTGCAACGCAAACAAAACTCTCACCAAATCTAGCCAATGAAAACGGTGCGCCAATTCCACTTTGAGTTGATGTGCCGGGAACCCGTTGAAATGGAAAAGTGGTAATCCCTGTGATTACATTGCCAACATCTGTCCAAACCTCAGTGGTTGTCTCGCCCAACAGATAAACCTGTCTGTTACTAACGATCATGCTTACAAGAAGGTCGCTGTAGCCATCAGCCGAGCCGTAAAGTGCTAAAGATGATGTGGCAAGTCCAAGATCACTACAAGCCCAATTTTGCGTGCCTGGTTCGTTGTACAAGAAATAATTGTCAACTTGATCTGTAACGCTTGCACCTTGCCACGGGCCATCACTGGCTGACAACGTTGCAAAAGTGTTGGTACTGGCAACCCATGTGTAACGATTTGCACCATCAACGATGTAAGCTGTTAAACCGTTGTTTGTCGTGATGTTGTCGCTGATGGATACCGGGCCAGTATTGCTTGAAAGCGTACTAATCAAGGTTGCCACCATGCTGGTGTTGACCGAGTACACATTTGGACCAGATACTGCAATCAGGATTTCTCCACCTGACATAGTATGCAAGCCGCGAACCTCTGCAACCGCAAGTTGCGTTTTTAACAACAATCCTGGCGTTGGATACAACGCCACAATCCCGCGCTGGCCCGGTTGTTTCGTCGGATCTATTTCAGCATAGAAGTTAATGCACTCCTGAGCATCCTGATAGATGCTGGGCGCTTCATAGGATATGCCAACAAACCCGAAATCTGGCATGTTATGCAGTAACGGCTTTGATGACTGCAAACGCAATCACAATGGCTTCGCTCAACGAACCGGCAGTGATATTTCGCACGTTAATGCTGGCCGAACCAGCAGCAGACTGAGCATTGAGCAAGTAAGAACCCGCAGTGCCTCCGCTGATGTGATTCAGTATCAAAATATCACCCGCTTCAATTACCGTGTTGGTCAACGTAAAACTTACCGTGGTGTCTAGATTGAGCGCGGCGGCGTTCAACGTAATCTGGCCGGTTGATTTGCTCAACGTGACGCCGGTGGCTTTGCTTGTGGCCTGGGTAACGGTGCCGCCAGCCCCCGTTGCATAACCATGTTTGCCGGTGCTGCTGATGACTTGATTGCCCGTCGTGCTAAGGCTGGTGCCGGTTGCCGCACCAATTACCGGCGTGGTCAACGCCATCGAGGTGCTGGTGCAAGCACTGATGTTGCCGCTGGCAACAGTTCCCAGTGCAGGCGTAACCAGCGTCGGGCTGGTGAATAGATTGGTAACCGACAGTTGTTTGGTTGTGCTAGTCGTGGCTTGCACGATCGGCAACACATCGGCGCCAGCTTGCGAAGCGGCAACGGGTAGAGCAGAAATTGCGATATTAGGCATGATTATCCTTAAATAAATCCACCGTGAAGAATCCAGCCAGCATCCTTGCGGCGACCAGAAACAATCACATCATCGTAACTGGCAATTTGCGCTGGTTTCATGTTGGTTCGCTTGATTATCGCTTTAGACTGCGCTGCGTATGCGTTAATCATCGCCAGCTGCGTCTGCGAGGCTTTCCCATACATAGGGCATAGGCGCTCGGCTAGACACCAGCGCAGGGCCATTGTGTAGCCTTGCGGAAGGCTGATTGAGTCGTAAAGCGTGCCGTATCTCGTAAACACGGTGTCAGCAAAAAGGTGCATCTCGCCCTGTGATGGATTTGGCCAGACGGTCACATTGCCAAGCAGCTCGCTCGGCTGATAATAAACCGCCTTCGGCCACGGTCCGTTTAGGCTTTTCAATCCGATCAGGTTGTATTGCTCAAGATTCAACACGCTGACCGGGTAATCTAAGCCGCCGCCGTAGATCGGCACGCCGTTGCTGGTTGTAGACACGCGCACAAAAGCAGAGTTAATCGACAGCGGCCGTTGGTAATAGCCAGAGATCGTCGTGCTGGTTACGGTTTGCGAAGTGCTGACGGTGTAGGTGCCTGCGTAATTGATGCTGCCGCCGGCGCCAGTTCCAAAACCCGTAATCGTCGTTCCCGCAGTCACGCCAGTGCCGGTGATCGTCTGGCCGAGCGTGATATAGCCTGACAGCAGACCGCTGGCCGGAATCGTCAACGTGGTGCCGCTGATCGAGCCGGTAAAGCTGGCGCCAATCGAACCGCCTGGTCCGATCGTGTATTGCGTCACATTCTGCGTAACCGCCCAGACAATCTCGGTCTTGTAAAAGACCATCATTTGCTCGTTCGACCATTGATCAATCAAGTCGTTGAGCATGTCAAACGCGTCTTGTGCAGCATCCGAGGTCGGCGTTTCGCCCGCTTCCAGTGCGCCGATGTCTTTTAGCGCCCTGCTTACAATGTCGATCGGCTGAGTCATGCTGACCCCTTATGCACAGTGCATGATGGCGTAATTGATTTTCACTGCATCTGACAGAGAACCGCCAGAAAGATTGATGATCGTGATGGTCGCGGATCCAGCCGACAAACTGCTGCACTGGACAAAATACGCACCAAGTCCACCGCCACCGATGCAGACATTTAGCACATCTTTTGCCGAGATCAGGCTGTTTGTCAGCGTAAAAGTGGCAGTTGCAAGATTAGCCAGTGTCGCATTATTCATCGTAATCACGCCGGCAGACTTATCCAAAGTGACGCCGGTAGATTTGCTAGTCAATTGCGTGACCGCGCCTTGAGCCGCTGCGGAATAAGTAAAAGTAGCAGTTGCAATCTGATCGCTGGCGGTCATGCTGCCGGCGACAACCGCGTTGGTGCCGTCAAAAGTGAAATTGGAAGAACCGCTGAAGGTTCCGCCGCCGTTGTATTGGACCTGCGAAGCACTCCCGCCTGGAGTGCCGCTGCTTGTGGTCGGCGTTGTGGCTCGTAAGCTCAAAGTCCTTCTCCACTGGTGATTTCAAAGGCGCCAACACCATCTGCTTTAAACCATGAGTTTGCCGGCAGACCGCTGAAAACTTCAACCGAATAGGGCATCAGCCCCAATACAGCTTTGGGGGCGCCATCTGCGGGCGTTGCGACTGTGATGGTCGGGGTGCCGTTGCCGGGTATCGGTGCCGCCCAGCCTAGGTACTGTTGCGTGCCGCTAAGATTGCGTACGCGGTAAGACGTTGGGCCGCTATTAGTGGTTGAAAGCACTTGAACCGCGCCTGTGCCAACCAAATAAGTTAATCCAAACGGGGAAAATGCGCTGTCATAAGCCATTATGTTGACCTCTTAAAGAAGTGGGAACCGCCCTTGCGAACGATTCCCGATACTGCAAACAGCCTTAGAACGTGCTGAAATCAGTGCCGTAAATGTAAATGTCAACGGTGCCGCCAGAAACAGCGGTGCCGACGTTCACATAGAACGTCTGCGCCGACAGGTTCGCGGTGCCAGTGGCAGAAACCACGGTTGATTTCGTAACGTATGCCGAGCTTGTATTGCTGGTCAGCGCGGCATTGGTCACGATTTCAGTGCCTGTGCCAGCCGGACCAGTCCAAATCGCCAGGTACCCAGCAGAAACGTTTTTATTCGCGTTGGTGATGACAACATTGGTGACGTTGTAGGTCGAGCTGTTGATGACATTAAACGAAGCCACATCGCCGGTGGCAGCGAGTGAAACGCCGGTTGCATAACCAAGCAAACGATACGCCTGATTAGTGCCGAGGGATTGCGGATGAATCGTGGTGGCCGAGGCCGGTCCTGGATTTGCCATGATGAATTCCTTTAAATGAGGTTAGACGGGGCGCATTGACTGCGCCCCTGTTTATTACGCAGCAACGCGGCAGGCAAGCTCGGGATACAGCGGCGCCCAGCCGTAGAGCACATCTAAACGAGTCGGGATTGAATCGTTATTTATTGTGTACTGCCTAACAACACGAATGGACATCCCCAGCTCTTTGTCGCTCGCACGACCAGCGAAGTGGACCCCTTCCGGCAGCTCAAGGTCGGCCATCGCGACGGTAAACGCATTGCGGTGCATGACAATGTTCTGCGGTGACACGGTGCCGGTTTTGTTGAAGAACGTAATGGCAGCAGTTGCCGAGGTCGTCGGAATGCTCACGTTCTGGAACTGACCCGCGCTGATAACGGCCGGCGAAACAACAACGCTCAACGTAGTGTCGGTGCCGGAAACGGCAGTTTTCACAACGAAATTACGCAGCTTGTTCGTGCCATACGCTTGACGGTTCTGCGGGTTGACCGCATACACGCCAGCGATCTGGAAAGTGTCGCCAGCATTCAGCGAAACAGCGCCAGTCGAAGTCAGCGTGATCGTCGAGGTCGAAGCCCAGCCGGTCGTCAAGAAACCAGTGGCGGTCGTGGTCGCGCAGACCGCGGTGCCCGCGAACGAACCGAACGTCTGCGAAACAACGTTTTGGTCCATCTTCCATTTCATGCCGGCCGAATCCGTACCCATCATTCCCTTTTCATATTGCTGGGAAATCTTCTGGTTCGGCACAAACAGACCTTTGAGCGAGTCAACGATCGTCGCGCTGGTGAACGGTTCCACGATGCACGAACGACGGCCATCACGCGGCGCACCTTCGCTGTCCAAATAGGCACCAGCGGTGAGGTAAGTCAGCAAGCTGGTCGGCGGCGTGCCTGCAGTGCCGACGATGTTTGCGGTGTTGGCAGCAGCAACGACCAAACCATCGCGGTCGATCTTGTTCGCAATAGCGGCCACGGCCGGTTTCAGCACGCGGTCCGAAAACATATCAAGAGACAGTGCCAGATCCTGAGTCGTAAAGCTGGTGTCAACGTGGAACTGAGTCGACAAAGTTACGGGTACGCTCGTCTCGTTGAAATCTTCAACGTTAAGAGCCGGACCAGTGGTACCAACGAACCTACCCGGCCGGCGTACATTTACTGTGCTTCCGATTTTCCCGCCCACAACAGCGAATTGGTCGTCGTAATTGCGATCGACTTCACCCGTAAAGGTCAATTCGTTTTCAAGCACCATCAGTGCTTCGTTCGTGATTTTGCTGATAGTCAGCAGATTATTAGCCATGATTGTTTCCTAAATAAAAGATTATCGAATTTTTCCTGCCAGCCTTGCCTGCTTCCATGCTTGATAGGATCCGTGGAAAACTCCATCTGAGTTGACCTGCGTATCCATTGCACTTCCACCGCCCTTAATGGGCCTGATCGGTGCTGGCGCTCTTTGTTTCGTTGCAGCAGCTTTCGCCGGTTCCTTTTTCTCGAATCGCGCTTCCAGTTTCCCAATCTCGCGCAGTGCAGTAATCGTGGACATTTCAGACAGCTTTTGTGCAAACTCTGGATTCTCGGCCAAGTGATAGAGCACCTGCGGCCCGACATCACTTTCAAGTATTGCATCCCGCACCTGGTCGCTGACAGCGACATCGCTTGATGCAACAACGTCCTCAAAATCCGGTAAATCTGCCTTCACCGCGGTAATCCGGTCAGTCCATTGTTTGATGGTTTGCTGACGTTCAGTCGCAGCTTTCTTTTCTGCCTCTTGCCGGTCACGATCCTTTAATGCTTTTTCTGCGGAAAATTCAGCCAGTGCGCGTGCATATTCAAACGCATCAGTGAATTGCTCGGGCTTCGGTTCAGCATCAGGATCAGCTGCCTTTTCGGGCGCTGCCTTTTGCTCATATTCCCGTAGCCTTGCTTCGGCGCTCTCGCGGCCTGCGCGTTCCTTTGCTGCTTCGGCTTTCGCCTGTTCGCGCTGCTTTACGACTTCGCCAATCCGCTTCTCAATCTTGGGCTTGCTTTTCTTTTCCGGTTCGTCTGCTGCGGCCTCTTTCTGCTCAGTTTCGGCGTCTGCCTCAGATTCATTCTGACCCTCGTCCGGTTCAACTGGATCCGCTTCTGCGGCCTCGGTCGGTTCGTCCTGGGCAGCTAAACCCATTCGCTGAGCATAAAATTCGGCTGCATTCTCACTGGTTAAAACGGTTGCTGCTTGTGCTTCTGATGCTGACATGGAATTTCTCCAAGAAATAGGCCCAGTGAACCCACTGGTAGGTTACTTCTAAACCCTTGATAAATTACTGTCAATTATTGAATAAATGGGTTAGCACCTGCCGAAATATCCTCAACCGCGATCTGTGCTGACCGTTGCTGCTCGGCGTTCCTGCGCTCAATTTCATCCTGCAGGCGCCTGGTGTCCATTTTGTGCAGCATCAGCTGCACAATGCCCTCAATTTCTGACTTGTTCTGGCTGGTGATGGACCGCGTGTTTTGGTCGTTCACGCGCACTTCGGCCATCGTTTCTGTGTTGTGTGCTCTGGCGGTCACATCCATCAGCTTGCGCTGGGTTGACGCATCTTCCTGCATCTTTTTGACGGTTGCACCATGCTGAATATCGAGCTTGAGTGCGGCATTCTCTTGCTGCAAATCGAGCATTGCCTTTTTGCTCTGCTGCAGCTGCATCTGGATCTGTGGCGGCACCGGTGATTTGTCGTCGATCTGCGCCAGCGGGTTGGCAGCGGCAAGCCGGTCTGCAATCACTTCGGCGCCGGGGAAATCCATGTTGCGGAATACCAGATCGCCAGCAATGTTGAATAGCTCAGGCTTTCCGGCCAGCAGTGGCATCATCGCCTCAACCGCCTGTATGCGCTTGCTGTTGTAGCCTGGACCCGTATCCATCACCACATCGTATTCACCTACTGTAACGTCGTTCAAGACCTTCAGCACGCCCATTTCATCCTGCTTGCGCTCGTTGATTGTGACCAGATCCGGCTGGCCATCGGCGCCAATAATCCGCATCACGCGCTGCTCTGGGTAAATGTGCGGCGCCAGATCCAGAATAATCTGGCCGGTCTGACGTATTGAGCGCGTTAAGTTGTCATAAAAGTGGTAATTGTTGATGTCTATCTGTTGTTGCTGACCATTTAATGCTTTGCCGGAGATATTGCCGGGTATCTGACTGGGATCGAATATGCCCAGCACCGTCTGCAGATCGTCGCTGATCGCCGCGGCTGCGGTCATCACGCCAGAAGGGGGCGGTTCCGGCTGCAGGCGCACAGGCACCGGCGCCGGCCGGCCGTCAATGTCGGTCTGCTTGTAGCGCAGCACTGGGTTACTGGCAATATTTGCCCTGGTCCATTCGTTCTCGTGACCTTCGTCCTGACCTTCTGCCAGCAACCATTTGGCTTTGGGTGCCAGCGCGACCGATTCCGTCATCGAGGTGCGCCAGTAGTTATACATGCGCTGAGGATCTTTGGCGAACCGCACCAGACCGTATTTCTTGCGCTTGTCGTTGACGATCAGCTGGGCGCCATACACCGGCACAACCGGAATAAACCGCCCAGGCCAGATTTTCTCGTCCAGCACTTCCATCGCGGTGACTTTGCACCACTTGATCTGCTTCCTGAAGCTGTCGCGCTCGTCGACCACCGTGATACCGGCCAGCGCCATCGCTTCGGCGCTGGGCAGCTCGTCCTTGAATACAGACGTGCCATCGGACAGCATCAGCAGCTTGGTTTTGACGCGCTCGGTATAGAAATACTCGGCAATCCGAATATCCTCTTTGCTCACCCAATCTGCCCAGCTGTCGCCGGTTGCGGTTGCTTTGAATTGACCGCCGTCGTCTGCATCGGGATATTGCTTGTTGAATACCGCCTTCGGGATCATCGTGGTGATTAGGCATCGCTCGGCGTCAGATCCGTCTGGCTGCGTGCTGTTGGGATCGAAATAGACGGTAAACGGATTGTCGATCTGCCGGATGTAGATCTCTTGGTCAAAAGAATCTTCGCGCACAAAGTCGGTGACGATGCGCCAATATCCCCAGCCCATCCTGACCGCGTAGTCAAACGCGGTGTCATAGGCGGTGTCTGCGTTGCTGTTGATCTCGATGTGGCGTGTGATGCCTTCGAGCACCTCTGCGACCTTCTTATCGGCCTGTGTGTTGGTCGGGTGCACCTTAATCCGCGGTCGCTGCTGGCGCTGTTGGTTGGTGACCTGGCGAACGTAGGCGTCAAGCTTGTTGATCGTCAGACATGGCCGAGATTCCAGATTGCGGCTGTTCTGCGTTTCCACTGGCCACTGGTCACCGGCGGCAAACTTCAGATCCTCCAATGCTTCGCTGCGGTTCGTGCTTTCAGCAGTAGACACCAGGCGCAGGAATTCAATCGCATCAGTAATCCGCTTGTCGTAATCGTCACTTTGATAGGCCATGTTTTACCCTTTTCAATTCATCCAGCTGCCCATTTGCAGCATTTCAGGCCGGCGCTTCTGCGCTCGGCGAGGTTCGTTGACCATCAGGCCGATATAACGGAATGCGTCGGCGCCGTGACTGTATCCGTCGTGCAGCGGCATCTTGCTGAATCGGCCATCTTCGTCGACATCATAGCGATAATGACGCAGGCACGAAATGCCATCGGCTGCGTTCTCGCGGTCAAACCAGCAATTCGGGAAGATTGTCCTGGCGGCGTTGATGCTGTCTGGAATAGGCACCTTCGGTATGATTTTCACCTTGTAGCCGGCGCCGCGCACAATTTCCTCAATGCTCTTACCGTTTGCTGCCAACGTCTTGTTCTCGGCGTCGTGCGGTAGCCAGAGCGTGTCGTAGACATAGCCATGCGTCTGCATCTGCGATAGGTAGTGGCTGATGGTTTTTTGGTTGTCCTCCATATACCTGATCAACCTCGTTTCCATGCCGACAAACTGCAGGTACCAAATCGCGGTTGCGTCAGACCAACCCAAATCGAAGATCGCATGAACGGGCTTGCTCGGATCGTAAGCCACCCGGCAGATCCTGCCTTCTAGCTCGGCCATCTGCATCTCGTTGGCAAAGATGGCGCCGTCGACTGTCTGCCGGCAGATGCCCTCCCAGACGGTGTTATAGGCGCTCATGTCGCGCTCGCGCAATGCGTCTTTCTCAAGGCGCAGCACTTCGGGAAACCACGGATTATCTGACCAGTTGACCTTTACGCTTTGGCAGTCAGGCGGAGGATGCAGCACAAAGCGTTGATACGTTTCGTCGGTTTCCAGCTCAGGATTGAACGAGATCCAGATCTCCGACTTGTCCTTGCGGATTGTCGGGATCAGTACGTTCCAGCTCATGCGGCTGACGGTCTGCGCTTCCTCCACCCACGCTATATCCACGCCTTCGAATGATTTTATATTACTGATGTTGTTTTTCAGACCGGCAAATGCAAACTCGGTGCCGTTCTTGCCGCGTATGCTGGCCTGTGTGATCTCGTAAAACGACAGCAGGCCGAGTGCCTCGATCTGATCACAGAGCAGCTTGTGCACGCTGTCCTTGATGCTGGTCTGATATTCCCGCGCACACAGAATCCGCATCGGTGATCGAGCGCCGAGGATCAGCAACGCCCTGGCAATGCCCCAAGACTTCGCACCGCCGCGGCCACCGTAGGCGACTTTGTATCGGGCTGGCTTAAACAGGAATTCCAGCTTTTCGGGGAATTCTGC